ATGAATATATAGCATGGGAAAATAAGATTAAAAAGGCAGAGGGGCTTGTAGATATAGANAATAGAAAAGTCCAAACTGTCAAGGATGCCTATGAGAGATGGAAGATTAACACTTTAGAACAGGTAGCAAAGATGAAGCTAAAGAATAAGATTGATAATATAGATAAAGCAGGATTATCGGAGATATTAAGTAGTGGCTAAAGCCAGTGTTGGTGCGATACGCCTTATTGATGCTGATGGTGATGCATTAGATGATACAAGTACTAATTCTTTAAGGGTTAAGATTGTTGATGCAACTGATACTATAGATATTGGTGATGTACAGATTCAGGGATATGGGACAATTGGGCATGGAAATAATACAGATATAGATTCAGATGATGACGAGGCTATTACTAGTAGCACTCCATGTAAATATGTAGAATTAATGGCACATATAGACAATGCTGGTATAATTTATGTAGGGGGTGAAAATGTTACAAGTGCAACAGGAATTGCATTATACGGAGGCGATGTATTTAGTATGCATGTAGATAATTTAAGTAAAATATTTGCTAGGGCTAGCGTAGACAATCAAAGTCTGCAATGGGTATATTTTCTATAATGGCAGTTATAAGAGATAGTAGCAATGTAAGGCGTAACTTAAAGTTGAATGATAATTACATCTCCAATGATGGTGGAGATGAAGGTATTAGTATTGACAATAGCGGTGTCGTTACTATGACTAAGTTTACCTCTACGGCTACTTCCAATGTTCATGGAGCTTTGAATGTCGGAGCATCTTCATCACAACAAATAACGAATATAGATGGAAATGGTGTAACAGCGACTGCAACTTGTGCAGGGCATGGTATTGCTACTGGAGATAAAGTACGTATAACTCATAGCACAAGCTATAATGACACTCATGTAGCTACTGCCATTAATAGTACTCAATTTACATTTCCTCATGGTGCGTCAACAAGTAACGAGATAGGTACTCTTCATACAACAGACGCAGGAGACATTACTTGTTACAGTAGAGATTACGGTGAGGGGCTTGAATGGGATGGCTCAGAGTCAACCTTAACCTTAAAAGGTGTATCAAAGCTTCACTTTTATGATGATGGTGGTGGTGAGTCTATAGTTGCTGATGATAGTGGAAAATTAACAATAAGTGCTGGTGCAGAGATACAGGTAGATACAGTAAAACTAGATGTTGATGGTAACATAAATGTTACTGGAGTTTATAAAGTTGATGATACAGAAGTTATTAGTGGAACAGCTCTTGCTTCAGCGGTAAAGTTAAATAATGCTAATTGGAGTGGAACTGACCTGTCTGTTGCTAATGGTGGCACAGGTGTTTCTTCTTTTAGCACTTTAGCTGTCGTTACAACCGATGATAGCTCTGGCACAGGTGCATTAGTATCTAAACGAATGAATGGTAGTGGTGAACTTCTTATAGGAGGAGTTTCTGGCCCAGAAGTAGGAACTATTACTGCTGATGATGGTTTAGCTGTCACCGTTGGAGATGGTACTATAGAACTTGATTTAGACTTAAAGTCTAATGGTGGCTTGGTGATAGAATCAAATAAAGCAGCTGTAGATTTAGGTGCATCTAGTATAACTGGGACACTAGCTGTGAGTGATGGTGGAACAGGGGTATCAACATTAGATAATTTAATAACACTTGGAGACCATACTACTGGCCCTTATGTAGCTACCTTAACTGCTGGTGCATTAATTGATTTACAAAATAATAGTGGCGAAACTGCTAGTCCAACTGTGGATGTTGATTTATCAGAACTTACAGATGGTACAGCTGATGTGGTTGGCTCAGCAGATGAATTAGTTTATTTAGATGATGGAAGTCAGAAAAGAAAGCAGATAGATGAAATTAAGTTAGGACAATTTAATAATGATGCTGGCTGGACAAACAATTCAGGTACAGTAACTGAAGTTGGAACGACTGGCACAGTAAATGGATTAACATTAACTGGAACAGTAATATCATCGGGCAGTCTTACATTAGGTGGCACACTTGCTATTAATAATAGTGATTGGAGTGGAGCTGATTTGTCTGTTGCTAATGGTGGCACAGGTGCTTCAGATAGTAATGCTTGGTTAAATAGTAGAATTACAACCAATGCAAATGGTTCTTTAAATTATGATGCTACAGGTGCTACAGCTGTTAACCATGATAGTTTGACTGGATTTGTAGCAGATGAGCATATAGATTGGACAGCATCAAGTGCTGGAACGGTGCATTCAACTAATATACCAACTTTAAACCAAAGTACAACTGGTACAGCAGCGATAGCAACAACAGTTACTCTTACTGATAATGAAGATGCTGATGAAGAAAACCCTATTTGGTTTAGTGCAGGTGCTGCTGGTAGTGGAAATATAGGTGCTGAAGCAGATGGAACTTTGACTTACAATCCAAGTTCAGGAACACTTACGGCTACAACTCTTGTTGGGGCACATGGAAATGCAGATTCAGCAGTTCAACCAGCAGATACATTCTATATTGGGACTACTTCAATTGCACATAATAGAGGTTCTGGTGCATTAACTCTTGTTGGACTTACTCTAACTACCCCAGATATTGGGACTCCAAGTGCAGGGATTTTAACAAACTGTACATTCCCAACTCTTAATCAGAATACAAGTGGAACAGCAGCAATAGCAACAACAGTAACTATTAGTGATAATGAAGATGCTGATGAAGAAAATGCTATCCTTTTCTCAGCAGGAGCAGATGCTGATGGTGGAAATCTTGGAATAGAACAAGACCATTCAGGTATGACTTACAATCCAAGTACAGGTGGAATCACTGCTACTCTATTTACTGGTAATGTGACTGGGGACGTTTCAGGTTCAGCAGCTACAGTAACAGGTTCTTCTCAAGCCATAACTGCCTTAACAGGTGGTGATTTAACTATCTATGAAGATGCTAATAATGCTGATGTATCTTTAAAAATGGGTACAAGTGCAACTGAAGCTTTAAGTATAGAAGTATTAAATGGTGCTAGCAATAAGACTGCTGAAGAAATTAAAATTATGACCAAAACTGNNTCAGNNACTGAAAATCATGGCAAAATATCTGTTTATATTGATGAAGTAGAAATATTTGATATTGATGATGGCGGTATTGATATGGCTTCTGGTAAGACAGTAGCAATAAATGGTACTGATATAACAGGAGGTGGTGCTTCAAGTTTGAGCGATTTAGCAGATTTCAGTAGGGGTACAGATGCTGTTTCCTCTGGTAATTATCAGACATTAATGCCGAATGTAGGAGATTGGTATTATAGAGAGGGGCAAGCTGGTGGGCCAGAACTATATATTAGGCAAAGCACATATATTGTTGAAAAACTAGACCCTAATGAGTGGAGTAGTAGCGATAGTCTTACTTTCACACCAGAAGTACCAACAGCCACAGATATAGACCTTGTTGATAGTAGTGGGTCTAATCTTTCATCTACTAAATTAGTAGGCTATAGTGTGACTGCTTATGCAAAATGTGAATATAATAGTGCTGTAAGTGGTGCACTAGATAATACTCCTAGGGCTTATTTTTCAGGAAGTGTAGTTTCTAATACTTATAAGGATTTAGACGGTACTGATAATACTCTTACTACAAGTGGATTATCTATCTCTTCTAATGCTAGAGATGAATCTCTTTCTGTTAGTTGGACAGGTACAACCGCGGCTGGTGCTAACATAACAGAAGGCGGTGTAGATGTTGCTAATGATGCTGGCACAGATTCTATGTACTTTAGAAATCTTGTAATCTGGGGGAGCTGTGCTGGCAATACTAATACAGCTATTCTATCTGGAATTGATGCTAGGGCTGGGACTAGTTCCAGCACTAATCAATCTGGAAATGGTGGTTCAATTTTTGGTTCTTCAGGAACTACAGGATATATCTATAAATTTTCATACACATCTTCTACGAATTACAATAATGATAGTCCATATTATGAGAGAGAATGGACTATCCCATCTGGTTCTTATTTTTTAATTGCATATCCTGAAAATAATCAGAATGATATTACTTCTATTCTTCTTGATGGATTTCAAGGGGATTACGCTGGGGATTGTACTACGGGAACTGTGACTTATGAAAATGATGAAGGATTTTCAGAATCATATAGATATCATATTAGTACTGAAATATTTAATGCGTCTACTACTGTAAAAATGACGAAAGCGAGATGATATGGCATTAAGTATTCTTGGAAAAGGGAAGGGTGGATATGGGTCTTATTTTTCAACTAGAGAGGGGAATGAATGTATTATTAATCAAGCCGATTCCATTGAAAAGGGTGGAGCACATGTATATTGGGAAATTGAAGTAGAAGACCCTTTTGGAAATATATATGGATGGGAAGACCACAGTACAGCTGGCGATGCTACTGCTGCTACTTTAAGAGCTTCAATTTTAACTCACCTAACAGAGGTTGTTTTACCATCAAATGATGACCAAAGGCTTGCGTTAACTATAGATGAGGATAAAGTAAGTATAGTGGGTAAAAGAGTAGATGGAACAACCGATGCTTAATAGAAAGGGAAAATTATGCCTATAGCTGGTGGTATATTTACTCAAACTCCCAGTAGCCTGTACAAGATATTAAAAGGTCAAGATATCGATATTACACAGGCAAATTCTACTGCATCAAGTATTGTAGATACTTCTCTTTTTATTGTAGACGACCCAAAAACATGTGTTTTTGATGATTGGAATGGTACAGTTTCTGGTACTGTCAGGGCTACTGCTAGCAGCCATGGATTATATACTGGTTTAAGAGTGCAAGTAGTAAGCACTCCTGCTGGGAGTTGGACAGGAGAAAAACAAATAACTAAAATAGATTCTAATACATTCTATTTTACTGGTTCATTTGGAAGTGGTGATACTGCTGGATATTATAATGGGGCTGCAACTACTACGAAAAAAGTCACACCAGTTACCCTAGCTGCATATCTTGACGATAAGATAACTGCTATGCCTAATTTAACAGGAATAGGCTCAGTTGCAAATGCATTAGCTATGACATTCTCAGATATAACATTGTTTCATGATGCTAATAATGCAGATACATCTTTTTCAATAGGGACTAGTGCGGCAGAAGCCTTGAAAATAGAAGTTCTTAATGGTGGCAGTAATAAAACTGCTGAAGAAATTAAGATTAGTACAGCTACTGATTCAGAGACTGACCACCATGGAAAGATTACATTAAATGTTGACGGTACAGATATTGCCACTATTGATGATGATGGTATTGACTTAGCTTTAGGGAAACAGCTTGCACTTAATGGTACTCCTATATTTCCAATTACTTACCTTTTATCAAATAACTCTGCTGATGTAATGGAAGTATCAGACTTTGGAGAAAATGCTGCTTTAAAGATATTGGCTACTCAACCAGCAACTCTTGNTGATGAAGCCTCAACAGGTCTTCATATTGATTATGAGAGAGAAATTGCAGGCTCAGGTACTGATAACCATATCGATATTGGGATAGATTTGGATATTACTGCTGCAAGTCTTGGGTCGACTTCTCAGGTCATAGGAATAGATAGTGATGTTGTTGGGACTACTGATGGTAAAGGTGCGCTATGGGGACATTTGTTAAGTGTGTCTGGTGGAAATTATCATTATGGTCTCCACATCGAATGTGGATTAGCTACTACTGAAAGCATTGGACTTACAATAAATAATCATAATACAAGTGGTTTATACGATTTTGCATGCGTAAGTTCAGCTAATACATTGGATTATAGTTATTTTAAAACTATAGCCAATGGTGTTACAACAATAGCTACAGTAGATGCTACTGGAGGACATGATGGTGGTCATTTAACTTTAGATATAGAAGGAGATATTACTTTAGATTCAGAGGGAGAGGTAGTTATAGATTCAGTTGATGGAGATATAACTTTTAAATATAATGGAACAACTCTTGGGTTCTTTGAAGCTGGTGGTCACCTCGATATTGCTGGCACTTTACGTCAACGTGGTGGAGTTGAAATGGGCACAGCAGGCAATACTACTGCAACAACTTTTAGTGCTATTACAAATACTGGCACATATGCTGGTAAAAATCTTACTGTGTCTGCTGGTTCAACTACGACTGGTGCTAATAATATAAATGGTGGAGACTTAGTACTTGCATCTGGTGGTGGAGATGGTACAGGAACATCTTCTATACAATTCCAAACTAAAGTAAGTGGAACTGATGCTGTTGCTGAAAGAATGAGAATACATACTGATGGTAATATAGGAATTGGAACTGCCTCACCAGCTGTTAATTTAGACATAGAGGATATTACAACAAGCAGTGCATCTCAAGGTGGAAATTTAAGGCTTGGCTCTAACGATGGTGCAGTAATGGCAAGTGGTCACAGACTGGGAGTTTTAGAATTTGCAGGAGCTGAAGATACTTCATCAACTATGACTGTAGGAGCTAGAATTGAAGCAGTTACAGATGCTACTTGGTCAGCAAGTGAAAATGGGGCAAATTTAAATTTCTATACAACTGATGGTAATGCTTCTCAAACACAGCAAATGACTATTTTAGCAGCTGGTAATGTAGGAATTGGTGTAGCTGACCCTGATACTACACTAGAAGTCAATGGGAATACTAAGGTAACACATACTGGCACTTCAACTAGTGCTCTAAAGGTTGAGGCTACTGCTCTAACAAGTGGTCAAGCTCTTTACCTAGATATAAATGATAGCCTTACTACCAATAAGTTCAACCATTATTTATCAGTTATAAATTATGCGAAATCTGGAGTTACCGCTCATAGTCAGACCAGTCAAACAACTGGTCTAGCCGTCTTCTTAGCAGATGCTGCCACAAATGATGTTAATGGTAATGTTATGATGACAGGGGCTCTTATAAATGTAGATTCAGCCGATGCACAGGGAGGTATTTCTCAAACTGGTTTAGATATCAATGTAGCTATTGATGATGTAGGTGATGCTAGCAATACTTATGGTATTGATATGGCGGTAATGGATGGTGGCACAGACATTATAATGAAAAGTTCTGCCGATACAGGTGATTATTGTTCTATAAGTACAACAACCCATGGGGCTACCACAATAGCAACCGAAGATGATAATGCTGCTGCTGCTCATTTAACTGTGGCTACTGATGGGAATATTGTGTTAGGATGTACCCCAGGTGGAGCTATTACATTGCAGGAAAATGATGCTAGTGTATATACTCCTTCTGCGAGTTCTGATGCCACCACAAAAACTTATGTAGATACTCAGACCGTAATAACTGCCAATGCTTATAATAATAGGGTTGATGCTACATCATGGTATTTAATGAATAATGATACAGCTACGAACTTAACTGGTACAGATACAACTGTTGGAGATACACAAGACTTAGGAGTATTATCAAATACTGACATGAGATGTTTAATGTTTATTGTGCCATATAATATGACAATTCATGCTATATCGGGGAGTGTTATGGATGATGATATGGATGAGGTTACAGACAAGAGAATAGGACTATGGAGATTGCCATCTCTTTCAGTATCTGGTGCTGACCCAGGGGATACTAATCCTGATACTTTAACTTTAGCGTATATTACAGATGCTTTTGGTTCTTCTACAGCCTTTGCATCGGGAAAAGTAATGTCATTTTATGATACATCAGCAGATGTTGAGCTAACTGCTGGAGATGGAATATTTATGGGATACTTGAATCCACAGTCAGCTGGCAATGATGATGTAACACTAACAATGTCAATATGGGCACATCAAACAACACCATAATATTGGAGCAAACTTTTAAAATAGGAATATAAATGGCTATAATATTTTTTTGTCACAAATGTAATAATAAAGTAGAATGTGAAACAAAGTCGCAGATGGTATGTGATTGTGGACATTATGTTAAAAAGCATAATAATACAAAAGACCATGTTAATATGAGAACTACATGGTCGGGAACAACTAAGATAGAATTTAGTAATACTACTATGGAAGAAGATATAGCACAAAGGAATAATAGATAATGGCAACATTTCAAGTACAGGTAGAAGGTATTACGCAGTTGTCCGTTGGCACAACTCCAACAACTGGTGAGCTTACACAATATTTAACTGATGGAGCAAAGGAGGTTATAAATATACTTCCACCACATCTTTTAATGCTTTGTTCTAATGAAGACACTTTTACTTCAACAGCAATCGGTTCTGAGGCAGAGACACTTGGTAGTGGTAAAATTCTTGATGTATTTGCTGGCAATTATGAAGCAAGACAGATTAGTCCTAAGAAGAAACATAAGGCAAATCTAAGCACAAGTATTCATAATGCTACTGCTACTGACCCTGTTTTTTATATACAAAATAATAAAATAAATGTGTTGCCTGCAAGTATTGCATGTAAATATAATGAGATTACATATCCAGCTGTTGCTTTTGATGATGATGCTATTGCTTCTTTTCCAGATGAAGCAGAATATCTTGTTGTTTTATATGGTGCTATGAAGACTTTAGTTGCCCATATAGGAGCACTTACAATACCTCCAGGAGTTAGTGGAGATGCTTCTACTTTAACATCTGATGCTCAGGCAATTACAAGTGGACAAACTGGCACTGATGCAGAGTTCTTAGAATTTGATATGTGGTTCACAGCACTTGGGGAGATGATAGAAGATGATGAAGATATAGAGCTTGCAAGTGCACAAATAGAAAAGATTAATTCCTATGTTAATACATGGAATATACAGTTGCAAGGTAATCTTGCAGACTTTCAAAGATATTCAACTATATTGCAATCTGTAAAAAGTGATTATATACAGGGTATCTCAATGTTAAAGTCTGGTGGATTGCCACAAGCACAACCGCAACAGAAAAGAGGGAGATAATTATGACAGTACAATATGTAATAGACCAAGTAGAAATGTTATATGGAAGGCAACCTCATAAATATGTTATGCAACTTATTAATGATGCTCTTTTAGATATTGGAACTAAAAAACAGCATTATGTTGTAGATGCAAAGACTGATTTGGCTTCTGGTCAAAGGTGGTATGACCTTCCTTCAAGAACAATAGATATTGTTAGGGTAGAAATATTAGATACTAATAGTCGATATAATTTAATTCCTAAATTAGCTGACTATCATACTTTATTAAAGTCTGACCCAGACGATAGTGGAACAGGAGATGTATCATAATGGCACATAGAGATACTCCAAATAGTTATTTTGCATGGTATAATGACGATGACCGTTTAGCAATAGTAGAAAAGCAAGGAAGTTCAAGTTCTGATGATGGAACTACCGCAGGTGAATATGATACTTACTTAGATAGTAGCGTTACTAATGGTATTAAATTAACAATACATTCTAAATATGAGGCTGTATCTGCCGTTGAGAATGATTTAGAAACAGATTCTGGTTTAGATGAATCAATGCACTCCTATGTACTTGACTATGTTAAAGCAAGAATACTTGAAGATATTGGTCAGGTAGAGGCATCAAAATATTTTAGAGAAAAATTTGAGGATGGAGTAGAGAAAAAACCTACACGTAAGTCTGGTGTAAGGATTCTTCTTGTTCCTCCATTATAGAATATGGCAACAGCATGGAAAATACAAAATAAAAGATTTGACTCTGGTCCAGATTGGGACGCATGGGACACTACTGCTGTTGATGAGTGGGAAGATATGACATCAATTTATTGGGAGTGGACAAAGGATTGGACTTTCTCAGGCAAAGCAAGTACTACTGATAATTGGACAGTTATAACAGGAACTAAAGGTAAACTAGCCACAGAAA